ACGTGCCGGGCCGCCCGCTGTTCGTCTACCGCACCTATGACGACATGAAGGAGACGTGGGACGGCGTAGCCAAGCAGTTGCCCGGCAAGCGCCTGACGCCCCACTGCTGCCGCCACGGCTTCGCTACGGAGCTTCTGCGGCGCGGGGTGGATATTGTGACGGTCGCCTGGTTGGGCGGCTGGGAGACGCCCGAGCACGTCTATAAGACCTATGGCCACGCCATCAAGCGGCGCGACCTGACAAACCTTCTGACTGACACGCCATTGACACACGCCATCGACGACGTGGCAGCAAATGCCCGGAAAATCGCGGGAATTTGACTTTACCTTTTCCCCACTGTTGGAAGCGGGTTAAATTGAGCGCAGAGCGAAAAGCCCAATAATTCCGAAGGATGAGAGACCATGGAAGCGAACGAACTGCCGCAGACTGCCGTGAACGACTCGCGAACCGAGGCGGCTTTTGGCACGCCATTGACACAGCGGCGTTCCGCGGACGTTCTCACGCCAGCCGCCGATCTCTCCCTCTACAACCTCCGCCGCGAGACCATCGCAGCAAGGAACCGGGAGAAAGACCCGATCCGCACGCTGCATCAGAACATCTTGGACCTGTTGCGGTCGCGGGACCAACAGCCGGGCCGAGATGCTGACTTCATCGCGGCTATCGCGAAGCAGGCGGGATACATCAAGGCGGCGCGGTCACAGGAGGGATGAAATGCCACTCGTAAAATACACTGAAATGCCGGCCTACCAGCAGCATTGCGTACGCGAGATTTACAATCATGCCTATCCGGTTATCACCCATGATCGCTAACCCTAGGGTGTTCCCACTCGCCGCTGTACAGTTCGTCATAGGTCGGGCTTTCGTTGCCTGCGCCGATGCCGAGCAGCGAGCGGAAGGCGTTGAACGGGTAGAACCGCCGGTTAAAGCGGAACGTGAACTCATTGAGGTAAGCTTGCAGATGTTGCGGGCTGACGCCGTGGTGGCATCCGGTCAGCCAGCTTTTCAGGTTCGAAAAGACAAGGTGGACGATAGGCAGGTATTCTTCCGCCACCTCGGGGTTGCCAGCTTCGACCACAGGCAGATGTTCGAAGCCCTTTTTGGTCAGGCTGGCGTAACCGGGCGCGGAATCCGTCACCACCATCGCACCGGGAGCTACGGCCGCCTCAACGAAACTGACCATGGATTGTGCGGTGCGGTCGCCAATGACTTCCATTCGCAGCCGTCCGGCATATCGACCGCCGCGCCGGGACGGCTTGTCATCTTTCTTGGGCGGCCGGGTCCGGACCTCAACGGCGGCGATCACAATGGACTTGTCGTCGGCATGCGGGCCTTTGCCTTCACCCCGGATCGAACCGCCGATGTAGGTTTCGTCAACCTCAACATGGTCGCGGATGCCGATAGCGCCGCCGATGCGGTCGCGGTCGGGGCGCACCATTCCAGCGCGCAGCTTGTGCAGGATTTGGAAGGCGGTTTCGTATCGGGTGAGACCAAGCTGCCTCTGAAATTGCATAGCCGAAAGTCCGGGCGTCATGCTCGCAACGAGGTAAGCGCCCCAAAACCATACCGTGAGCGGCGTTCGGGTACGTTCCATCACGGTCCCGGCCGTCAAAGCCGTGTCCTGTCTGCATGCCTTACAGCGCAGCACGCCGGGGCGAGCGGTGAAGCGGTAGGGCTCGCCCTTAGCTTCACACAACGGACAGACGAAGCCCTTTTCCCATCGCACGCGCTCCAGGTACGACGCGCAAGCAGCGTCATCCGGGAACAGCTTTTGGAAGCTGGGCAGCGACTTAGGGAACGGCAGGTGTTCCCATTTGAGCACGTCGGCATAGGGCGGCATCGGTCAATGCCTCTTAAAATTAGTCATCGGTTTTCGAAGGTCTGCGGGGTCAATCCGAGCATCTTCGACTACAGGATGCCTCGTAACGCGCATCTCATGGGATGTGGCCTTCGGAGGGTCCATGTAATTCAAGGCATACTGTGTCCAAGTAATTCGAACACTGAGAGCCCTAACCCGAACACGCGGCTTCTCGATTGGCATGGCTCAGTCCCCCCTCAAAGCCGCGAGAGCGGTATCGACATAAATATCACAAACGTAGCCGGCTGGTTTACCGGCAGTACGAAATTCCGCCTTGATCTTGTTCAGAGCTGTTGTGGCAGTTTCGATAGCCGACCTCAATTTTTGCCATTCGACGCAATTTTTGAGCGGGCCAGCTTCACATTCGAACTGGTAGGCATTCTCCAGTCTATCGATAACGTCACCCAAAGCTTGCTCTTGTGTAGCGCGAAAAACCTTTGGTGTTTCATAAGTCATTTTTATTCTCCATGTTTAAGTTGGGAAGCTTTAGTCCAAGCTTCCGGCTGCTGTTCGAGGCTCAGTCGCGAATTGGTTGAGCAGCTTATTGACCACAAAACGGTCTGTCGGGTCAGAAACAAACTTGACCGGATCGCCGGTCTTGGAGCCAAGCGTCACGAGAGCGGCCAACGCGTCTTTATTTATCATCAGAAGTTCAGAGATTACCGTCTGGACTGTCGTAGTCATCAGTCTCTCCATCAAAGGGCGGAAGCGCCCAGTGAAAGGATACTAGCATGGGTATGTGTGGGTGTCAACCGGATAGGCATGTTTACAATGATTGGAAACCGGAGGAGTACGCGGACTTCGCCTTCTGGGTTCGGCGGGACGGACAGCTTGCGCTGCGTCGGGCCGGTCGTCATCAGATGACGGACGAAGCAGCGCAGCGACGGCTCAGTGAGGTTGCTGGCGGCGCTGTTCGCACAAAGGGCGATTTGCGCGGCTGGAAGCCCGGACACAGTTTCAGCTTCGTGCGCGACTAGCGCTCTAGTGGTAACCCCGCAAGTGCATAGAAATCGTTGAGGGAAGTCAGTCGAGTATTTGGCAGGAAGCCGCTGAGGGCGGCATATGGAGGCGAAGGACAGTGGGGAGTCACCAACATATCAGCCCGCGGCTTACGCCACAGCGGGAGGCGTATCTGCAAAAGCTTGCGGAGATCGGCATAGGTGAGCCGCCCATCCGCGGGCCGACGCGCCACCACCTCTTGAAGCTGGGTTGGATCGAAGGCGTCTACGAGCTTGCAGACGGTCGAAAGATGACTGCGGCACAGTTCCAAGCGTCCTTCCCGCCAGAGACGACTGAGGATCGCTGGAAGGGTGTCAAATTCGGTGGGGTTACCCTGACTGATGAAGGCTATCGACAAATCAAGCAAACGCCGGGAAGCGTGAGATGACATTCGCAGATTGGTTTGCCGCCATTCTACTGCTCTTTCTCGTCTTATTTACCGGCGTTGGGTTGTGGCAGGCTCGTAGACGTAAGCGATCCTGATCCACTCATCGTAAACGGGAATTGCGGCATGGGGCCGCTTATGGAGGTGAGGATGGCCGGACAGTTGGGAAGCCTTGAGGAAGGCCTGCACGCCGCCTATGCCCGCGAGATCGGTGCCAGGCTGACCCGCATCAATGACGTGCGGATATTCATTGACGAGATACCCGCCGATTGGCCGATGACGAACCCCATTGTGCCAGCTTGCGATTTTCTCTGTCACCTAGCCGAAATGGAGCCCGCCGAATGAACCCGTTTGCTCTTTTGAAGTGCCTTTTCAGCGGCCATTTGTGGACCGTAAAGAAAGATGGATATTCCGGCCTATGGTGCGCTCGCTGCGACCAATGGGAACACGAACCATGACGTTGTTCTAGGGAGAGGATTGATGATAGACCGCGAATATTTCACCGTCGTCTTCAAGGGCGACATCGGGAAGTTCAAGACCAATCCCTTGCACATGAAAACCGCGTTTGGTGAGGTCGTGGCGGCCGGGCGCGGGAATGCCTTTGAGGAGGCCGAGGTGCTGCGCGAGTTGTGCGACGGCAATCCTCAGCGCGAATGCCAATGAAGGGGCAAAAGCCAAAGCCAATCAGAGAGCGGGCGGTTGGAATCGTCAGTCGGCTCAACGTGCCGCTTGATGGGCCGATTACACCGCGCTTGCAGCGGCCACAGCTTACGAACGCAATCGGCTTCACTGTAGACTATGCTGAGACCGACACCGAGACATGCCGCCGCAAGGCTGCACACTTTGGAGAGGATTGATGAGATTGGAAACAGGACCGGCCATCACGATAATAGAGCGGTGTTCCGGCGAGCTTCGCACGGTGCCATCCATGCAAACACACCGGAAGAAGCTGCAACAGGCTTGGGAAGTAACCCAATATCGCGACGGCGCGGCATGGAAGCAATACACCGAATGGCGCGACGTGCCGCACGTCGATGATCCTCAGTAGCGCTCAACACGGAGAGGTCAAATGACGCAGAAGCTGTACGACGTTATCGAGGTTGGCATGGAGAAGCCGCACCCCGTCCGGCTGATCGACAAGGACAAGACCATCAAGAACGCCGACGCCATCATTGCAATGGCTGTGTCGCGTCGAGGCGTTGAGGGGCATTTCTTCACCGCGGTCAAGCCGGGCTCATACAAGGATGGCGAGCCCTACCGCTTTGACTGCCCGTAGCTGCTGACCGAGGGAAGACGCCATGTGCACCAAAGGATGGAACGTGGATTTGGGTCTTTACTAACGACCATCACAAGGACAGTTGCCCGCAGCAGAGCGCGCGATGGGTTCGGGAAGAAACCGAATATTGGGATCAGGTGAGCAAGGACATGCGAAAACTTAGGATTGAGGTTTCTGGTTACTGGTACGGCTGCGATGGTTGGCCGACACACTGGAT